CAGTCACAACCTTGGGAAAAATCGGTTGCAGAAAATGGGCACAAGTTAGCTCCCATCTGTTCCCCTTTTGTTTTGCGTTTAGTGCCATAGAGTTCTGCTAATAGGTCTAAGTGTGCGCGGATTTCTCCGCGCTTACTTTTCTTAGAATGGTAAGTCATTTATCGGCGCTTGTTTTGCATCTACTCCCTCCCATAAATCGTCAAGGTTAGCACTGGAGCCTTTGTACTCTTTTAAGTCCAAAATTATGGCGCCATTAATGTAAAAAGAAAGACCTTTTTTGCCCATGTATTCATAAGCTTTTAGCGTGCCTTTTACCTTCATTAGGCTATCGTTTCCGATTAGGCCTTTGTACTCCTTTTTGTCCAGCGTGTAGACCTTGGGCGCGTTTTGGCTTTTCAGTGTAACAAATGGCGGCACCTTCTCCAGCTCTTCGCTGTCCTTTTTGCGCTTCTGCACCTTCACTACGGCAGCGTAAACGCGCTCCCCTAAATTAGCCAGGTCGTCTATGCTCTCCTTAGAAAGGATTAGATCCATTTGGTACTTCTTGCTCATATCTGAGGGTCCGGATGCCTCGGTAATTTTAGCCCACTGGGCCAAGCCGGTAACCACTACGTCGTGGCCTTTAGTGTAGTCGGGTGTCATTTTCTTACTGTTACTTTTACTGTGTCTTTTGTGTAGGTTACATACGGCAGAGGTACTATTTCTCCCGTTTCGTCGTTTACTAGCGTGCGGCCTTTTTCGTAGGCACTGTACGCCATCTTTGCCTGGCCTTCCAGGTGCGCCATTTGCCCCTTTAATACCTTCCAGTCGTCTAGGTGCTCAAAGCTGTAGCGTCGGGTGCCTGGCATGTACTCCACGCGCAGCGCTCCATGCGTTGCCGGGAAGTTGCGCACCTCTTCCATAACTTGAGGCTTGAGCTCATCCAGGCACGCCTGCAGAAAGTCCAGCTCTTCCTTTATGCAGACGTAAACCCAGGACGCCACCTCTTCGCCTAGCTCTACGCTTTCTAGCATAGTGGCTACTCTTTCGCGGTCTACCATTGTGCCTCTATTTCTATAGTGTTCAGGTGCGTGAGCTCGTGACGTGCCTTCTGCACGCGCAGCGTGGCCTCCTGGACTATTAGCATATAATACCGGTCCGCTGGTTGGTTGCTTACGCGCAGGCGTCCATGTATGGCGTTGAGGGCATTCTCCACGCGGGAAAGGTGGCCCTCGGCAATTTCAAGGCTATGCATTTTTTAAGACGTCTATGGTTTCGTCCATCAGCTTCAAAATGTCTTCCTGGTCCCGGATGAACAGTAGGACCTGGTAGATACGTGTGGGACTCTGCCCCGTAATCTCAGCAATTGCCTGAGCCTGGGCTCGGGTACTGCTAAAGCCTAGCGCATGGAATTGCGCCAGCTTTGCGTAAAAGGCTGCGCTCATCATGATGCAAGCCAAAAACAAAAGTAAAGCCAGGCGAAGCCGACGGCTAGGGCGCAGGCAGTTTGAAGGGTTGTTTTCATGTAATTAGGTTTAAGGATTACATGGCAATACTACGGCGCGGTTTTGATTTGTGCAAATTAATTTTAACAAAAAATAAAAAGGGGACCGTAGTCCCCTATCAAACAAGCACCTAGCGGCGGCTTATTTGTTCTTTTTTAACAAGCGGTCAAAGGCTGCTTGAATCACGCCGGGGCGTTTGAAGACCAGGCCTACCACAAAGGCAATAGCCGTTACAATTATTTCGTCTTGTGTCATTTGTACTTGAGGTACTGCGTTTTGTTACCGACCTTAACCGCACGCAGCATTTCTCGTTTAAGGTCGTCTTTCTCGTATGAAACGTGCACCCAGTCGGGGCCGTCTTCTAAATTGCCAAACTCATAGATAAGCTGCGTAAAATTACCGTAGGCTTTGAGCAGGTTAAAAATCTTCATATTCTCGGCCGGGTTGCCCTGGTCAAGGTCAACCGCCATTCCCAAACAATGGTGCGACGCCAAACTGCCCCCTACGGCCTTGTTAAGGGCCACCGACCGGTAGCCTGAGCTTATGCGGATAGGTCGGCCGTACAGCTTGCGCAAAGGCTCCAGGACCTCGTTGCACAGTTGCACCAGGTTGGCGGCGTGCTCCTTGGTTGGGCTGTTGCTTATTCCCTTCCGTACTGCCGTGGTGCTACGGGTAAGCTCGGCGTAACTAAAGTGGTCACTTAGTTGCATTTCGCTTTTCTTTTAGATAGTCGCGTCTCCACTTCCAAAGCGTGTAGCCGAGGTTGGCCAGCATTAGCGTAAGGCCAAGGGCCAGCTGTGCGTTGGAAAGGATAAAGCTAAAGAGGCTCAGTAGCCAAATTTTAGCCGTGTCGTGTATACCGTTCTCACTCATTTGGCCAAGCCATACCGGCGAATTGGTGCGCCTCCGTGCCGGGCGCAGGGCTTACTTCGTACTGGGCGAAGGTAGGAAGTACATCGCCGGTCCAAAGAATATCCACGCTAAGCCTGGTACTGCGGCTGGTGCAGATTTCGTTACCTTCCGCGTCCGTGCCGTAGGCCTTGCACAGTTTGCCAAGCTCCACCACGGCCAGGACCGCAGGGCCCCAGTAAGTGCCTTCCTCGTTTGTCTCCTGGATCGTGGCCGAAAGTGTCTTCCAGGCGGTGGCTGTGAATTCGTATTTTTTCCAGGTCATAGCGTAGTAATTGCTGCCAGCTCGGCGTTGGTAAGGCGGCGGATAAATAGGGCGGCTTGGGCGTATCCGCCTGCTCCAACCAGAGTACCAGGCACGTCTATTCTACTGCCTACTGTAATTTGATTACAAGCTGGAGCCGATAAAAAAGAAGTCGTACCCCTTGAAACTCCGTTGATAAATACCTCAGCGGTTGTTGAGGTGTAAGCGACTGCTACCTTGTTAAATCCAGCCGTCCAGTTTGCGTTTAAAACTGTTATGGCTCCATCTGCATTACCCGTCTTCCTTATCAAAATTTGTAAGTTTCCGCTTGTGGGTTGCTGAACATACAAAGCGTTTCCAAGTGCAGAGCCTACGCTTATTCCAAAATAAAATTCGCTTGCGTTCCTTTTTTGAATGTCTGCTTCAAAAAATATAGTGCCCTCCGCCTGCCCAATAAGCGAAGAAACTCCCGTCTTACTTGCGGTGTCTTGTAACCTCGTCACCGCTGCCGTAGTGGTAGGAATGTAGGTGGTGGGGTATGTAGCGTTTGGTTCAATCTGTTTTCCCCATAAAAATAAACCGCTTGTACCATTTCCAGTATAGCTGGTATTAGTTCCAGTATCTACAATTCGTATTTGTACGTTAGCAGTAGTAGAAGTTGATTTGGCTGGGAAAATCGTACAACGATACCATCCGCTTCCATAGTTTTCAATGCGTCCAGTTCCACTAATAACTGTACCATTTGACAAATCAAAAGTAGAAGCACCAGCTGATACTTGACCATTGTCAAACATTGTAAAACGAGTTCGACCCGCTGCCTTTGCAAAAATGATGACACAATAAACGCTTGAATCAAGAGTTCCACCAAGCGCACCACCAAACGCTGTAAAGTGAAGCCCTGTGCTTGTGTCTTCTACAAGTTTATCCGCAGTATTTAAACCAGTAGGAGCCGATGTTGTGTCAAGTGTTACGGTTGTTCCAGTACCTGCCGTGATTGTTTCGCTTTGAAGCGTTACGTTAGTCCGCTGCGGTTCGAGCAACAACCGCCCACAACTACTCAATGTCCCGTCTGCGTTTCTGAAATCGATTCGTGGTACGTTCTGTCTATCGGTGGTTGGGAAGTAGTCAAGGGCGGAAGTGCCTTCAACGAGTTGGGCTCCCCAAATGAAAGCACCGCTTGTTCCGTTTCCTAAATAGGTACTATTGCCAGAGTCATCTTGTAGTGTAATTGCTACAAGTGTTGAGCTACCACCAGCTCCGCTATTTACTGACCAAGCAAAACGGAACCAGCCGTTACCAACACTCGTTAATGTTCCAAGGCTTGTTGTTTGTGTGTTTAGATTAACTGTTGCATCTTGCGCTCCGCTAAATCCAGTAAAACGAATCCTAAATCTAAATCGTTCAGCAGCTTTCAGATATACGCTATAATTATAATTTGTAGATGCTGAAATTGAAATGGTTTGAAAAATGGTATGTGATGTATTTGCAGTGTCCTCAATTAGTTTATCTGCCGTGAGTGTACCATTTGGCGCAGTAGTAACATTGGATGAAATAGATGAGGCACTTTTACTCCAAGCAGCATTCGAGAAATCCTCCGACCACGTAAACAAATTATAAGGACTCCTTCTAACCACCCCTGTACTATCTGTATAGGTAGCATCAGATGCTCTCGTAAAGGTCAAATCCCCCAATCCGCTGGTGGGCTTTTGGGCAAATACTATATCTTCCTCAATTCCATCGGGGACAAGTACCCAAGATGCAGGTTCTAACAGTCTGTCTTGGTTCAACTCATTAATAGCAGCAGCGTCACAGGCAGTGTTCTGTAGTACTCCACCAGCTTCTGTTACTCTTCTGATATATGAGGATACTAATGCTCTCCCTGCGTTAAATGCAGAGATGCCCTTCTGTAGTGATAGTCCTAATCCTAACATATCTTATAAGGTTGTGAGTTCTGCCAGTTGGGCGTTGGTTAAAGCGGTTGGAAATAAAACCATTTGCCTTACATTACCATAAAAAGGAATACCTCCATCCCCACGGTCAAATCTAATAGCATTCAAAGTGTTTATAGAATAGGTGCTACCACTTGTATCAGTTCCAACCTGTACGCCATTAATCCATAACGAAAAATCGTTCGTTTTATATTTTATGGCTATCTTGTTATTATTTGTAAGTGTTTGAGCGCTAATTATTGAAAATTGGTTAACCGCACCTACACGACCCACTGCTGAAGCATTACTCAAAGATAATTCAATATATATATTGTTGCTATTCGTTCCATCGGAAATAGCTAACCTCACTGTGTCATTTGACAATCCTTGAATTTCAGCAAATAAAACACCTTCTTGGCTGTTAATCAAACTTGAAACGCCCGTCTTACTTGCCAAGTCCGCAATCCTTGTCACCGCTGCCGTTGTTGTAGGTACCCACGTTGTAGCATAAGCGCCAAGCTCCATTTGTGGGGCTGCTATGCGGATGGTGAAGTCGTAGGCGGCTCCGTTGGTTAAATTTCCAAGAACACCATTTACAACACGAGCAGTAGTAGCACCGCCAGCGAGTGTTTCAGTTTGTGAAAATCTATTTAGATTGGATGTTGGTGTGATAGCAAAACTAACATCTCTTACATAAACACCTGCTGAGGTGTATTCAGCAAAAAGTGAACGATAATTATTTGGAGGGTTAGGTAATGAAATCGTTTTAAGGTAAAAAGACCCCGTCCAAACTTGTCCATTTGCCGCTGTAATTCCTGTAACGGTTTCAAATGCTAAAAGAACCGAAGTCCCCGTTGCAGTTCCGTTATATCTTACGTCAACATACGGAAGACCATTTTCGGTGCCAGTTCCTACAATAGTCCGTGTAAGTCCAGCACCAAGAAGTTGAGTCCAATTCGTAGGCAAAGTACCAGGACTCCCCGCCACCGCTCCCACCATAGAACTATTACGAATACTATTCGTTCTCTGTGGCTCTAATAGTAATCTTGGACAGGTGGACAGAGTTCCGTCTGCATTACTATAGTCTAAGCGGGGGACATTTAATCTGTCAGTAGTAGCAAAGTAAGGTAGGGCTTCGGTACCTTCAACGAGTTGGGCGCCCCATAAAAGAACGTCAGCAGTTGTATTTGTTGTTATAGTTCCACGGGTTTCAAGCAGAACGTTCATAAACGTGCTTGCTGCTATCGCTACAAATGTGTATCGTGTCCAATCAGCAGTAATTGTTATTACCTGTGAAGGGTTGGTTCCGCTGTCAACATTAAACCTTAATTGCTTACCTACTTCTGAAGATGCGTTAGCCTTAATATAAACTGAAAAGGTATAAGACCTTCCAACTACAGCGTTGTTAAATGTTTGAAATAAAACTGAACGGTCTGGATTTGTAGTTCCCGTGCAGTTAAATTGTACTCGGTCAGCTGTTAATGTTCCAGTAGGCGAAGTAGATGTATTTGCGGTTATTGAGGGAGCAATTCCAGTTCCTCCTGATGACTTCGTCCAAGCCGCATTATCAAACTGCTCCGAGAAAGTCACCAAATTCCAAGGGCTACGTCTTACAACTCCAGTAGAGTCAGTAAACGTAGCATCAGAACTGCGTGTGAAGGCAAGGTTACCTAACTCACTCGTAGGCTTAAACGCACGTACCCAGTCCTCCTCATACTGAGAGGGAACCATAACCCAACTCGCATCATCAAAGACACCCTGGGTTAGCAGTGCACTAATCTTCTGACTCAAGCACTGAGTACCCTCCTCATAGAATCCTAAAGGAATACCTGACGCTGAGTACTGGTTTACAATCTCAGATATGTATGATGCTCCAGCAAGGTGCAAGATAGCATTACCACTATGAATAGTTACGGACGAGAACAAACCATAAATCTCCGTGCCTGCAAACAAGAACTGACTGGACAGACTATCTCCCACATAGGAAGTAACAGAGACTACAGAATCGGTAGTAACAGTAATAGCACGAAACACATCCTCATATAGAGAAGTGTACGGTCCAGTTACATCCTTAATACCATCAGCATTAAGACTCTGGCGGTAAAAGTTTACATCCGCCTGTACGTTTGTGTAGCCCATAACTAATTAGGCTATGTACGCTAATACAGTTCCAGACGTTACAGTTACGGAGGAGAAGAGACCATATACCCCTAAACCTGTAGGAAGGGTGGCAGCAGTTAAGTTGTCACCTGCAAGTGCAGTAGCACTTACTACAGAGTCTACCAGGGGTACGATAACACGGTACTCCTCATTGGCAACAGGTACGAAGGAAGAGGTGATCCGTCTGAATCCCTTCTGTCCGAAAGATTGGCGGTAGAAATTAGTATCCGCCTGAATGTTCTCGTAAGCCATAGTTCAAAGTTTCAAAGTTCAAAAATCAAGGGTCAACACTATGTTCTGCAAATATACATTATTCTCCAGTTAGGATCTTTAGGATGTCATCCTCCTGTTCTTCAGATAGTTCAGGTCTCTTGCCCTGTCTCTGAGAGATAAGTTTGGACTGCTGGACAGCCTGCTTGGAAATACGCTCATCCTTGCGGTCCTCCTTCATCTGCTCCATCTGCTCCATCTGCTGGGTCTTCTCTTGGTCCTGCTGCTGCTGAACGCCTAACTTGAGTTGCTCCAACTGCATCTTTAGGCTGTACTCCATCTGCATCATCTGGGCCTGAATCTGTGCCTCCATCTGCATACGCTGCATCTCCAACTGCGACTTAACCTGCTCCAGTTGAGCCTCTCCCTGTGAAGTGGCTTGTGCCGTCTGAATGTTTGCCTGTGCCTGCATCTGAGAGTTCTGTGCAGCAATCTCCTGTCTCTGCTTGATGCGCTTCTTGCGTCTAACAATCAACAGCTTCTCTGCCTGGTCTACGTCACGGAGTTGTCTTACAGCAATAGCGTCCTCAAGGTCAATCTCACCAGTGCTCAGAGCCACCTGAATGTTCTGCTCCAAGTATGCCTTGTCTTGGTCGTTCATCTCCGTAACCACACGTACACCGAAGTTGTACATAGGAAGGTCTCTAAACGAACTCAGTACCTGCATATTCTCCTTGCCGATGGCGTTCTCGTACGACTTATACAGAACAGAGCCCACAGGGATGATTTGAAGGCATTTAACGATGTCTTCACACACTCTGCGGTATAGTACCATAGAAGCGTTAGTAATGTCGTAGAGGGCGTTATTTGCAGCCTGCATAGCCTGCTGACGTACGCCTACCAACTGCTCACCTTTTGGTGAAGATGCGTCCATAACCTCGTTGATACCCGTAGCGTCACGAATCATCCGAAGTGCGTGGTTATAGATACCAATTAACTCGTTGATGTTTCTGATGCTGTTGTCCAGTGAACGTACAGGTGGGTTTTGGAAACTTCCGTCAGGATTCTTAGAGCGGTAGTAGAAGATACCAGTCTGCTCGTAAATATCTTGGATGTCCAAAGGCTGCAACTCACCGCCACGACCAATCTGCACGTTCTCCAATCCTTCGATGTCAACAAGCAATCCGTCAGGCTTGGCCTTAGCGATAGACTGCTGAATCTTAAGGTGGGTAATCTGCAACTGGTCAGCAAAGCCGATGACACTTGACACCATAGACTTAGGAATCATCCTGCGAATGTTCGTAGCCACAACAGAGTAAGAGAAACGTGTTCTGCTTAGGTCGTGGATGTTCTTCGGGATGTTCTTCTTCAGACCGTAGTCAAAGATGTAGTCTGTACCTACAATGTATCTACCTCCGTACAGCGTTGCGTTGTTCATAAACACAGGCTCACGCTCGTACACGCTCTGTGCAGGAGGTCTGTAGTTATATCCCTTGTAGTAGAATCCTTCGTTACCGAAACGTGACTTCTTCTTCTCAAAGATGATAGGGTCTACGCTCATAAACTCAAAGTCCATCACCTCAATGGTGTACTCATCGTATCCGTAGTTGTAGGAAGTCAGTGACGGATCAAAGTGCATATCCATCAGTCTGTCTGCATTGTTACCGAGTCTGTTGGCAACGGTTTCCGCCATCTTCTTGTACTCGTCTTCCGTGAACTGGTCTCCAGCAATACGCTTGAGCTCCTGGATAGACATACGCTGGATGTGTCCCATATACACGCAGTCCGTGAAGTTGGGGTCATCTGTGAAGCTGTGTATGAAAAATGCAGGATCTACATATTTCTCATTGATGCCGTAGTTCGGGTCGTTCTCTCTCTTTACAACAGCGATACCCAGAGCCACTAAATCCTCTACGTTACGTCTGTAGATGCGCTCGTTAAAGTCGTTCCAAGACAGAGTAAGTCTGGTGGCAATCTGTGCGGCAATCTCTGCCGAGGTCTTTACAGAAGACTCCAAGAAGATTTCTGCCTCCTCGGTAGTGTCTGGTATTGCGTTAGGGTCAAAGCCGACATCCAGGCCAGAGTCTTTAGCCTGCTGGAACATCTGCTTGTTCTCAATGCGGAACTTAATCTTAGCCTTTTCCTTATCCTTCTCAGTCTGAGAGATTGGGTCAATGGCGTCTACGTTCGGGAATGGCTCTGTGGACAGAATCTTGTTCACGACAACCTTAACGAACTTGGGCACAATGGGTACAGGAGTCCAGTCCAGAGACATCAGTGCTCCGTCTCCATTATTTGGGTCCAGAGACGTGAGAATCTGTTTGTAGATATTCGTATCTTGCGTACCGTTAGCGTAGTCTCTGTTTATCTGAAACTGCTTCCAACGCCTATTGTACAGAGAACCAGTGGTCTCCGTGCCTCCCCATTGAGCGTATATGCCTTTCGCATACTTCAAGCCGTACTCCTTAGATACCTTCGTTGGGTGTGGTGCCAACGGGTCTGGGAAGCCTAAGCCTGAACTCAACATTGCATCATCTGCCATATAATGTTGTGTCTTAAGATATCCTACAAATGTAGGAATTATCTACTTAGGTCTTTTCCTTTGCGGAAGAACACCTTTGTAGAGAAGTCAGCCTTCTTAACGACCTTGAGAACCTTCTGTGCACCGAGCAGTGCAAGTCCCGCACTGATGGTCAAGTCATACTTGGTTCTGTCATCAATCTTAAAGTTAATCCAGTCCTCTAACGTCCTGTTAAAGTACATATTACCGTACGAGCCAGTCTCGTTGTTAAGACCTACGTGCTCGTGGATGTACGCCTCAATAGACTGTGCGTGTGCCTGGATAACGTCCTGAGAGTTTGATGGGATACCCTTGGACTTTACCGTAACGTGGTTGGTAGAACCTCCCAAATGTTCAGGTCTGTCCATCACGTATCCATCGTAACCTCTTGACTCAAAGTATCTTACGATTCCGTACTTGTTGTTTTCAATTAAGAGTGGGAAGCCGTAGAACACAGCAGCCATCAGTACATCCTCGTAGAAGATACGTGCAAGTGGTGGACGAGAGGCGTACTCAGCCACAAACATATTGCTTGGGTACTTCATATTAAACTTGAGGTACATATGGCAGGCACCTTTAGAGGAACGTCCGTCCACAGTAGCGTCAAGGTCATAGGAGTCAACTCCTCCACAGCCGTACATATGGTTCGGTGCTAAACGCTTTCCGTTCTCTACACGTGACAGATTTCTGTCCTCTGGGTTTGGCATCCACGTGATTCGCCACCTTCCGTCAGCCTCTGGCTTGAATACAACCTTAGAGTCTGCAATGCCACCCTCCCAGTAGAAGTTTCCCTGCACGACAGGATTCGGGAACAGTTCATCGTTGTACTGAATCTGTTCGTATATCTTTCCGATGTTGAACAGACTTGCCTTGGTAGAGTCACGAAACGCTTCGTCCTCCGTGAACGGGAACTGACGGATAACCTCGTTCAGTTCGTAGCTGTCGTTCATCAGTGCCTTCCTCTCGTTCTTTAGGAACGTACGTGCACCAATCTTGATGATGTCTCCGTCAATGCCTATAACAGGCTTCTCTGGGTCTTCAACAACTGGGTTTCCGTACCTGTCGAAGAACCCTTCCAGAGCCTCGTATGATGGTATGAATATTCTGTACAAACCAGACTTAGTTCTGTCGTTATCGTTGCGATCCAGTGGGTCAGAGTTGTAGTACAGGTCTCGGTACTGACGACCACCTTGGTCAAGTGGATTTACAGTTGAGCCGACAAGAGCCTTTCCAATGATCTTGCGACCAACGAGCAGGCAGGTTCTATGAATGCGCCAAGACTCACGAATGTCTGTAGGTTTGATCCATTTCCCAGCTTCATCCAGGAATAAAATATGTGTCTTAGAGCCGTCATATGCGTTGTTTGTAGTGTTCTTCCAGTTGATGATGGTATCCAGTGCCTCTCCACGACTTGATGTCTTATTTGACTTGGTAATGCGTTTAGCGGGCTCCCTGAATGCAAGTTCCACACGTGGGTTCGTGGTACCGTCCTGAATAGGCTTAAAGAAGAATGGGTATGAGCGGAAGATGGGTATTACCTTGGACATAAAGACCGCCTCTTGTGCGTCCGTACCTGTCTTGCTCATAATGCCCAACAGCTTATCCTTCACACGAGTTCCCTCGTCTGCGATGATGCCACTTGCCATATTCGTGTAACCAGAACGTCTACACTTGACGTACACCTGTCCCATACTGCGTGGGTCTACCTTACAGGCTTCGTAGTGTAAGAACAGCCTACGCTGGAACTCAAGGTACATAGGGTAACCGATGTCAATCTTACTCCACTGCAAGAACATATAGTGGTGTCCAGTAATATACGTAGGTACACCATTGTTCATAAACCACGCTCCATTCTTCCTACGTTCAAACTCAAGTTCGATGTATGGACGGAACTTGGACTGAAACTCACGTGGAGTTTCGTACCAGTCGTCCATCGACTTGACTAACATTAGTTCTTTAGGCAGTTCTATATGTTGCCAGTGCTGGTCCTTCTTTGGCATTCTTGAGAACAGAATGTCCTCACTCTTAGGCTGTTGTGGTAGTTGGATTAAAAGTCCAGATAGTTCAACTATCTCCCCTTCTGTATTATTAGGGCATATCTTGATTACGGTGTCCGTCTGCTCAGCACCATCGACCATTCTTGTGACTACATCCAGGCCAGCCATTACTTAGCCATCTTTTCAGCGAAGCCTCCACGGAAGTCACGTTGCTCAACTTGTTCTTCGTCTTCCGACAAAGAACGGATTAACTCCTCAAGTTTCTGACGCTCTTGGATAAGTTCACGTGCGTCTATGACCGACTGCTTGATTGCAGACAGTTCAGCCTTACGTGCAGAGCCAGTTAGTTCCTGGTCCACAGGTTTGCGAATCTCTTCAATTAGGCCGTCAATGGCCTCCTCCATAGATGTCAACAGCCTCTTTGCCGCATCAACGGTCGTAAACTTCGAGGTAGTTTTCATCTGCAATAAAGATTAAA